ATTCTATACTTATGCAGGGTCACTATTCCAAATTGCTATTGTGTTACTTACTGCATCTATTCTTGCCGTTAATCGTAACTTATTTAAGGCTAGTATTGGTGTAGGATCTGTAGCGGTATTTTTGATGTCACAAGCCGTATGGTTGTGGCTACCATTAACAATTTAAGGAGTTCTTATGTCAGAAGAAGTCAAGGACGAAGCTCCTAAGAAGGAAGAAGAAAGTTGGATCCAAAAGAAATGGCGTCCAATGATGGCTGTAATGTACATGTGCGTTTGTGCATGTGACTTTATTGTATTCCCTATTATGTTCACTATTGTACAATTTTGGGAAGTTGCTATTCAGAATGATGCCTTTAGACAGTGGGCTCCACTAACACTTCAGGGTGGTGGATTGTTCCATATGGCTATGGGTGCTGTACTAGGTATTACTGCTTGGTCACGAGGCCAAGAAAAGATGGCAGGAGTGTCCTCTGGGCCAACTCCAGGTCAACCAATGGGGCAACCCATGATGCAGCCTCAACAGCAGCAGTATGGTGCACCTATGCAGCAACAGCAAAGAACAACAGTCACTGAGACTACTGTAACTACAGGTTATGGTGGTAAGCTGGCACCTCCTCCAGCAGAACATCCTCCTATTTAAAGGATTAGAATGAAGAAACTAGTAATATTATTTGCACTATTATTTGTGGTTCCTACTGTTTATTCAGCAGAACAAACAACAAAGAAGGTTTGTAAAGAAACTAAAGATCCAAAGACTGGAAAGTCTAAAGAGATCTGTAAAGAAATTAAAACCCACAAGAAGCTAGAGGGTACTGCGGTACCAAAGAAGTAAGGATTTAGCTAATGCAAAAAACCCGTAAAGTTCCACGTAAACAAGCTCAAGTATCACATATTGAGGATTACCAATCTAATGTTAAAGTTATTAAGGCCCCAAAGCCATTCCATGTACAACCAAAAAATGAAAAGCAGGATAACCTCCTCACTGCCATACGTCACTACCCTATCACTGTCACTATTGGGTGCGCTGGCACAGGTAAAACTTATTGCTCCTCATCTATGGTAGCATCCCTGTTTTTAACAGGTAAGTATGATAAAATAATTTTAAGTAGAGCTAACGTAGCTACGGGAAAATCTTTAGGACATTTTCCAGGGACCATCGCTGATAAGATGGCTCCTTGGTTAATGCCTATTACTAGTGTTTTAGAGAAGTCTTTCGGGTTAGGCTTCTATCAATACTTAGTAAATAAAGGTTCAATCGAGATCCAACCACTAGAAACTATTCGTGGTCGATCTTATGAAAACTCACTTGTCATTGTAGACGAGTGTCAGAATTTAACATTTGAAGAGTTAAAGGCAATTACAACACGCCTTGGTGAGAACTCTAAAATGGTCCTCTGTGGCGATCCTGCCCAGAGTGATATTAACAGTGGTAAGGACATTCTTAAATTTGTCCAACTATGTAAGAAACATAACATTGACATTCCTATCATCGAGTTTGGTGTAGACGATATTGTTCGCTCAGACATCGTTGCGAAGATTGTTAGGATGCTTATGGAGGAGAAACTTTAAATGGCAAACCTAACAACGACCCCATCAAAGGCTAAGACAAAGAGCCTAGGGGATCCTAATGCAGCGTATGAATCTATGCGCCCTCTCTGGGAGAGAGCTAGAGCTGTTCTTAATGGACAACAACATGCACGAGCATATGATGATACAATTGATCCAGTAACATTTAGTAATCTTTTGTTACCTTTCTCTCCTACAATGAGTTCACAACAGTACAACTTTTATCGTGCTGAAGGTGAATTACCAGGACTAACAGCACAGTATGCTAAAGTTCTTGTGGGTGGATTATTGCGTAAACAAGCAGCTATTGAGTTGCCTGATAACATGTTTCCTGAAGGAACTGAAGACTGGATTCGTAATTCTTTTGGTGCTGATGGCACTTCACTACATGGCTTCTTAGATGCTGCTATTTGGGAAGAGCTACAATCATCTCGTGCTTGGTGCTTAGTAGACTACCCTACAGTAGCTAATCCAGATGCATTAACGGTAGAAGAAGCTAAGGCTTTGTCTCCATATGTTATGCTCATCCAAGCAGAAAACATTATTAACTGGCGTAGGGGCCAAGACCGTAATACTAACAAACAAGTATTAACAAGTTTACTTTTCCGTTACTATATGGAAGACTATTCTAAGAATGAATTCCATCCAGACTACGTAGATACTGTTACTCACTACTACTTAGATGAGTCAGGTTTGCTTGTTGTAGATACTTATACACGAGACACTAATGAGTCTGTAAACGTTATTAATGGTAATGTTACATCTAAGTATCAAACAGACAATGCTAATGCAGCATGGTCAAAGACTCGTACAGAGGTACCTTTGATGAATGGTGAGCGAATGAACTTCATTCCAGCCTATCCGTTGAATGGTCAGATTGATCCTGTTGAGCCAATCCTACAATCATTGATTGATCGTGAGATTGCTTTGTACAATAAGATTAGTCGTCGTAATCACTTACTCTATGGTGCAGCTACATACACTCCAGTAGTCATGTCAGATATGACTGATGAAGAATTTGAAAATATTGTAGAGGCAGGTTTAGGCTCATGGATTAAACTCCGTGCTGGAGACGATATTAAAGCTTTAGACACTCCAACAGGTGCTCTAGCAGACATGGAAAAGGCTATTGCAGCCACTATTGAAGAGATGGCTCGTATGGGCATTCGTATGCTTTCACCAGAGGGTTCTTCAGGTGAGTCAGGTGTAAGTCTAGAAATTCGTAATGCTGCTCAGACTGCTCAATTAGGTATGCTTAATACTCGGATCTCAGAGACAATGAGACAGATCATTGCAGTAATGCTTAAGTGGAAATACAACATCGATGTTCTTCCAACAGACATTAAGTTCACATTGAGTGCTGACTTTAATCCTACTCCTGTAGGCGCAGACTGGATGAGGCTAGTAACAGAGTGGTACCAACAAGGTATTATTCCACGTTCTACATTTATCTCTATTGCTAAATTCAACGATGTGCTCCCAGCTGAGTACAATGATGAAGATGGTGTAGCAGAGATCCAGAGTGATCCTCTTGTAGACACTAAGGCAATGAGTATAGATTCTTCTATATCTGATACAGACAATATGCGCCCTGATAATAACAGGGATGACAACAACGATAACCAAAACGTATAATAGGGACATCCTTGATGTAGTTATTATGCGACATTAAGGAGTTCAAATGCCAACACCAATTAATACAGATCTGTATGATCGTATTATACAACACTTGGCTGATACACGGCTATATGAGGCAGAGACATCAACAAATGTTTCAAGAGGAATCCGTAGACATCAAAAGAGACTTCGAGATTTGCTTAAGGCAAACTTAAAAGCAGACGTTAAGCCTGAAGTTACCAGAGCTACTCGTGAGTTACACATGATTGTGAGCAACTCAGTAAGTGACTATGCTGGAGCTTCAGTTAACTTTCATGCTAACAACTTAGACAAAAGTGCTGGAAATTTCTTTCGTGTTCAACGACCTAGAGCTAGTGAAGCTATTCCAAATTTGATTGGTCCTAATATTACTGCGTCTAAAACACTTAGACAACACTTTGATACAATAGGTACAGCTGAATTAGCCAGGATTGATGGAAAAATTAAAGCAGGATTAGCTGATGGTAAATCAACTAAACAAATTTTAGATGATGTCATCCGTACCACTACTCTTACTGAGGTACAGGCTAAAGTTTTAATTAGAACAGCTATTACTAACACCCAATCTACTGCAATGAATATTGTGATGAATCGTAATTCAGAACTTTTGATTGGCTATAGATTTACTGCTGTACTTGACAATCGGACTTCACCTATTTGTGCACACCATGATGGTGAGGTATACAAGATTGATGATCTAAGGTTTAGACCACCACTACATTGGAATTGTCGTAGTTCTATGGTTCCTATTTTAAAGAATAAAGAACAATTACTTCGATCACTTGAAGAAAATAAAGATAGTAGACTCAAAGCTAACAAGTTAAAGGAAACTAGTCCAGTGCTTCTGGATGGCAATCCACCTCCAGTAGAGACTTATAGCATTTGGCTTAAACGCCAACCTATGATGGTTCAAGTTAAACATCTAGGAAGTGAAGAAAAGGCTGGCCTCTTACAAAAGGGTGCATTAGATGTAAAAGCTTTTACTACTGCTAAAGGTCAACAACTAAGTATTGCAGCACTAAGAAAGCTAGACAATGCAAGGACTCTCTGGTTTCCAACTAGACAGACCGCTGTATCTAAAGCTGAAGAAAACTTATTCCAGCTCAATGTGGCTAGACCTAATGAGTTACTTCGAAATACAGAGGCTCAAAGACAACTTAGAGAGATGTATATAGCTGACTCAGATAATGTAGCTCAAGCTATTTCTTTGACAGACTATCGTGGTACTACATTAGCAGGTAAACGATCAGTTAGAGTTCGATCTAACAACGAGTTTGATGAACGTAATAACAGCTTTGATCCATTTACTGGTGAACAAAGTTCTACATTGCTCTATGATCCCGACTACAATACACTTCAAGAACGACTTGACTTTGTTAAGAACTCAAAAGCCTTATCACAAGATCAAAAGGTTTGGATTAGAGACTTTGTAGAGAGTCTTGATGAATCAGTATCTGTTAATCAACAGACTGCTGTAACTGAAAATCTTCGTGTTGTATTTGAACGATACAATAATGATAAACAGCCTTGGGTAAACTTCATGAACGTTGTTCGTGGAGAAATGCAATATTCTGTAGTTAACACGAGTCGTATTTTAGATCGTAGGTCTAGGGCTAGGTCTCAACAGTATGACTCTTACGGAGTTGCTGGTGAACCCGCTAAAGTGCAGATCTTCGGGAGATACTACTCTTTTGATGAGATTACAAATAATACATTAAACAATCAACGATATAAAGAAGCTTGGAATGAAAGACT